ACTGTCTTTTTAATTCTATGAAGTTATTTACAGTTTTGTTTTGAACTTCTAAAGTAGGTATAATTATTAAGATATTTTCAAAATCTATTTTTTTTAATCTTTTGACTTTTTCTCCAGCTGATTTTTGATAAATATAATTTCTAATTGTATCTTTGTAATTAATTAAAAATGCTATATACCTTAAATCAATAATATCTTTAAAACTATCTTTTAATGTTAGTAATAACACATTTCCATTTATTGCAGCAGGAATATCATTTTGATATAAAATACATCTTCCAATATCCTCGTAACCAAAATCTTCTAAATTTACTAATATTTGTTCTTTTTCTACTTTTGTAGCTTTTTCATAACTTTCATTATCTATTCTATTTATTATCTCTTGAGCAAAGCAATCATACTTTCTTGAAATATCTCCATAAAATATTGCATTCTTTCCATCTGATGTTATATTTTTCTTAGTAAAAATATCTTTTTTGCTCATATACTTTATATCAAAAATATCAAATATCCTTACCTCTGCGTAGCCTCGAATAGAGATAATAATTTCAATTGTTTCTCTGATGCAGTCATTGAACTCACGTATTTTCTCTGACATCTTAATTTCCTTTCAAACTCTTTACATATTGATTTTAATTTTTTAATATTTCCTGACACATCTATATTTGCTCCACATTCCTGAACCAAGAATAAATCTAATTCAAGATTCTTTTTAACTCCACTTATCCACAATTCAGAAGCATGAGTATTTAAAGTATTTATATCAACTTCTTCTACTTCTCTTTCTTCTTGTGGTTGTTGCCAAGAATAGTCATCTTCTAAAATCCATTCATCTTCTAAAATTTGCTTGTCTAATTTACAATCATAGATTTCTCTAAAGACTTTGTTATTAGTTTTTTCTTTATCTACAACTATAAACAAAACAGATATATTTGTGTCTGTAAAAGCATTATCTATTCTATTCAGCTCAGCTAAGTTATTTCCTATAAGTTCTCTGAATTGCTGTTCAGTTTTTCTATAACCTACACCAGGAAATAAAATATAAAAACCAAATCTTTTAGTATATTTTAAAGATTTTAGAACAAATATATCATCAACACACCCTGACTTTTTCCATTCAAAGTCTTTTTGAATATTCTTTTGTTCCTGTTCTGAAAGGTCTTTAAATTTTATTGAGAAAGGTGGATTCATAATTACACAGTCTACAAGTAAATTTTCTTTTTTGTATTCAAAAAAACTTTTTACTTTTAACTCTGTATTTTCAAAGTTCTGCCTAGCTGAATTAACAGAACTTTCCTGAACATCTACACCATATAACATAGAAGGCTTAATAAACTGCTCTAACTGTCCACTTCCAACTGCTCCATCAAATACAGTTGGATTTTCTAAGTTAATATATTGTTTAACCTTCTTAGCTACATATTTTCTTAATTCTATTCCTGTGATATATTCAGCTAGTTTTTTACTAATTTCACGATTATTATGTTCTTTGAAACTCATTTTCCTCCTATCATTAACGATTTTATCGACTGTTTCCAAAATTGAAATAGTCGTTATTCCTTAGTTTACAGAACTTCAATTTTAACTCCAGTTCTAACCTTATCAACTTCAAAGCCTTTGAATATTGGGATTATATTAGTAGAATCATCATCTTCTATGTAGCCATATTCTTGCATTAAGTCAAAAATTATCTGTGCTGCATTGATATAATCAAATCTCCTTTTACTATCTCTAATGAAATAAAGTTCAATTTTATAAGGCTTTTCCTTACCTTTCAACATTTTTAAAAACTCATTTTTATTGACTAACCAATCTGCCTTAGACTCTTTTATATATTTTTGCACTGTTTTAGAGTTTATCAATAATGTTTTCCCACTTTTCAAAGTTACAAATTGCTTACTATTTTTAGAACTTGGAGTATTTCCAGCTATAAATATCATTCTTTATTCCTCCCAAAATGATTTACTCTTTGGCTTTCTTTTTGTTTGCCAAGTAAATTTAAACTCTTTTAACATTTCATTAAGCCTATCAGAAATTTTATTAATTCCTTTAAACTTTAAAAATTCAATCATTTCTTCAGCACTTAAATTTGTAGTTATTATCATTGGCTTTTCTGCATTATATCTAACATCAATTAAGCTATTTATCTTTTCTTTTCCCCATTCATCAGATATTTTCTCACTTCCTAAATCATCAATAAAAAGCATATCAGCCTCTTTGGCTGCTTCCAATAATTGACTTTCAATTTGAAAATTATCTTTTATGGTTCTTAAATATCCAGCTAAGTTAAAACTTAACACTGTATAACCATGCTCAGTTAAATAATTACATATACAGTTTGCTAAGAATGTTTTCCCAGTGCCACAGCCTCCTCTAAATAATAAGCCATCATTTATTTCAAGTACCTTGTCAAAACCTTTAACATAGTTTTTAATTTTTCTATACAATTCATTTTCTGCCTTATTATTTCCTAAAATTGCATTTTTAAAGTTATCTCTTCCATAATTTCTGCTAGTTATTGATAATTCTTTGAATTTTTCAATTTTAGCTTTTATTCTTGCTTCTTTTTGGCAAGAACATTCAACATATTTAGTTCTGCTTTCTGAAAATTCTAATAGAGTTGGTTCTCCACATTTTTCACATTTAGCTAGAACCTTTGGATCTTTATTTTCTCCTGGTATATTCTCTATAAATTCTTTAACATCTGTATTTTTAGCTATTTCTTCTATTTTCTGAATACTCAATTTATCCTCCTCTCAGGATTTCATCCATAGTTTTTGAGTAGTCTTTTTCTTTCTCCTGGTTCTCTTCTTGATTGAGGGAATAATTATCTCTAAGACAAGCTATAATCCAACCATCACCTTTCTTGTTTTTATCAGCATATTCAAAAACCCGTTTTATTCTTTCCAGGTCATTAGAATATTTAATTATATTTTCAATTTTTATCTTCCTGTTTTTTATTAAAAATTTTATTTCCTGTCTTATAATTCCAGCAACATTTTCCTTGTTGTTGTTATTCATGTAGTTATTACTCATGTAGTTATTATTATTGTAGTTATTATTAGCGTATACATTTATGTTACTATTAGAAGTAACATTATTGTTACTATTAAGAGTAACATTTTCGTTACTTATAGTAGTAACCTTTTTGTTACTATTAACATCTGTTTTAATAGTATCGTTTTCGTTACTATTAGAAGTAACATTATTGTTACTATCATGTATATCTACTAAATAGTAAACATTACTTCTGTTATATCTTCTCTTTTTTTCTATAAGATTTAATTTTTCTAAGTCTTTAATAGCCTCAGATATTGAGTTTCTTCTTTTTAAGTTCAATTCTTCACATAATTCTTCATAAGAATACATTATATAAGTATCTCCCTCTTCATCTATCCAGCCATTTTTCTTAGAAAGCCTAAATCTGTCGGACATTAAAAGATATACATCAAATGCTGTTAAACTTAAACTCCCTTCTCTTCTCATTTTAAAGAGAACTTTGGGAATTTGAAAAAAGCTCTCTTTATTTTTGTTATTTGATTGTTCCAAATTCCCTGCCTCCTATTATCTATTATTTATTATTTTTCAAAAAGACCTTTAACCATAGTGTCATCATTTATTTGCTTTTTTGAACTTTTATTATCCTCAGTAGCTTCTTCAATAAATTCACCTGTTTCAGCATTGATAATATCACCATTATTTTCAAGTATTTCAATTTCTTGTACTTCTGTACTCTTGTCATCTATAACTTTAAATGATTTTTCATCTTTTGCGGCCATTTCAAGAAATTCAACTGATACTGGTAACCATTTTAATAGTTTTTTTACTACTGTTTTTTGAGACATTTCCTCAAAATTCTTGTTCCATACATCATTTTTATAAGATCCTTTTCTATATTTTTCTTCATGTTTTACAACTTCATCTTTTGTTATATATTCAAATGCCTTAGCTCCATCTTTTAGAATTGCTACAGCATAAAAGCCTTTTATTTCTCCTCTTTCATCAAAATTTGGCTTATGTGTTAATGTTCTTGATAATCCATATTCAATGTTAAAGTCATCATTTTCATATACTGTATAACTGTATATATCAGATAATTGTCCACTTCTTCTTAGTAATTCAATTAATCCTTTATATCCTATTTGAAACTGACACTCAACAGTACCAGCTTTCTTATTTTCAAATGGTATTAAATAACATTGTCCTAGAGTTCCTGGTTCTAAACCAAGTTGAGCAGATACCATTAAAGCACCTAACAAACTCTCTTGACTACATTTAGCAAGTTTTGGGTTTTGTCTAATTGTAGTAATAGCTATTCTAACAAACCTTTCACTATTTACATGTTTTGGCAATGCAGTTGCAAATTGTTTTGCTCCTGCTTGTATTACATCAAATATTGTTTTAGATTTATTTTCTTTTTTTACCATTGTTCCAGTATTTCCTGATGTTAAACTATTTTTTGCTGTTGGCATATTATCCACTCTCCTTATTCTTCATCTCTATTTTGATTTTTTTGTTTTCTGCCTCTTTTCTTAGGCTTTTCTTCTTCTATTTCATCTGTTTTATCAACTTCATCTGGATTATCTTCTTCTTTTTTTTCAGTTTTATCTTTTAAAAGATTTTGATTATTATTACCTGGTTCTGTTACTTCAACAATCTCAGCTTCTTCAATATCATTTTTTTTATCTTCATCAAATAAAGATAAATTATTATTAGTTTTTATTGATGCCATTCTTTCAAATGCTTTTTCTATACAACTTATTGCTTCTGTTTCTATTTCTTCAATAGTCATATTTTCAAGTTCTAAACCTTTATTTAATAATTTTTCATCAAAAACTTCTGCCCAAATAGCTTCTTCTAAATAATATTCAACACCATTTATTTTTGTTTTTGGTACTTCTTCTTTACAAACAATATTATTAAAAATTATTGTTGTTTCACTTAATTTTTTAAATTCCAATGATAATTTTGTATTTGAAGTTTCAAAAACCAATTTTGTTTTATCTTCTTTGATTTGTTTTTCAATTAATGCCCAACCTAAAACATTATATTTACTTCTTATAATTTCATCTGTATACCATTTTAAAATATTATCACTTATCATATTTGATACTCTCCTTTTTATTTTTCTAAATATGGCATTATATATTTACTTTCTTTTAAATAATCTTTTGTTTGTTCTTCAAATTTTTCTATATATTCCTCATATTCTTTAAGAAGCTGAGGCTTTTCTTTTCCTAGTTTCTTTTTGTCTAATGATTTTTTGCTTAAAATGTTAAATTTTGATTTTCCAACTACTGCTTTTAGAGTCTTTTCTCTAATCATCTCTAGCATTATTTCCTCTTTTAAAAGATTTTCACTTTTTTCTAATTCTTTTTTCTCTCTTGTAACATTTTTTAACATTTCTACTTTTTCTTCAAAACCAACTAATTCAATAATTTTATTATTTTCTATTTCCATTGCCTTTTTCTTTAGATGTTGCATATATGCATCACTTCCATCTGGCATTGGTGGAATCTTTTTTAATAAATTTTCATTATAGAACTCAGTAGACTTATTTCTAATAAGTTCTATATCCTCCTCACTTCTTTCTACTTTAAATTCCTTATATTCATTTCCACCTATTAAAACAGCTACATAAGCAAATTTATAGCCAGTAAGCATTAAATAGTGTTGGATTTGAGCATAATAGCTCTGTGGAATAATATCTTCTTCCCATTCCTTCCTATTCCAAACAGAAGTTGTTTTTATTTCTAAAACTCCATAATCTCCTGTTTCTTTATCTTTTAAAGCTCCATCTAAATTAGCAATTAAAAAATCATTTACAACTGAATAAGGAACTTCATATACAATTAGTTCTTTATGTCTATTGGAAAACTCTTTTAAAACAGTTCCCTCTAACACATGCCCCCAATAGGTAGCATTATTTCCTTTGAAATCAGATCCTTCTGTTTTATCTATATAAACATCAACTATTGATTTATAAGGATTTACACCTAAGATAGCTCCTACATCAGAACCTCCAATTCTTTTTGCTCTAAGTTCATGCCAATCATCTTCATTATCATAACCAAGAACTTTTGTATTTTCAGTATTTGCTGTTACAGAAGTTTCAAATTCTTCCTTAGAGATTTCTATAACTTTTGCTTTTGCTGTTTCAATTAACTCTATTAATTCTTCTTTTTTTAATTTAGAATATCCTACTAATCCTAAACTTTTTGCTTCTTCTTTTAATTCTTTAACTGTCATTTTTTATCACTCCTTGAATTTTTTAAAAATTTGATATATAATTCAAGTAAAGTTAAATACTTGAATATTTTTTTCTAAACATCTAATAAACTTTGGTCGGTGCTATTAGATGTTTTTATTTTTTTATAACTTTTCCCTGCTAAAAAGTTCAACCAATGTGGTTTTATTATTAAATATTTCCCCCTTTCCTTTTCTTGATCTTTTATATAGATACAACCTGGAACTTCATTAGCTCTAATTAAACTGTATACATCATCTTTATTTAATTCTCCACCAGATAAAGCAACAGCCTCTTCTACACTAATTTTATAATCTCCCATTTAATCACCTTTTTCTAAAAGTTCTAATGTAAATTTGCAAGTATCAACTACCCCTTGATAATATCTAACCATTGCATAAGCATGTCCTTCAGCAACTGGTCTATTTTCTTTTCCTATTTTGTAATATTCTTCATTTGCTTCTTTTAAATTTTCTTTTGCTAGGTTTAATTTAATTTCAATTCTTTCTTTTGCTGTCATCAATATCACATCCATTCTAATAATTTATCAAACGGATAGTTAAGACATAGCCATAAA